TTTATTGGGATGTTGTTACTATAAGCGAGTTAAGTTCTAAGACAAAAATTCAGTCAGAAGAATTTGTTGCAACTGCCGGACAAACTCATTTCATAACATCTTTTAATATAGATGATGAACCAATGATATTCATTGAAGGTATTTTACTAGATTCTTCGAAATATACTAAAACTAGTAATATAGATATAGTTCTAAATGACGGATTGCAAGCAAATGAACATGTAGTAATTACGTGTGGAATAACATATGATAGCAGTGCCATTGTTTCAAAACAAAGTTTTGTTTCAACAGCTGGACAAACTGTATTTACATGTAATTATATTTTAAAATCACCATCTGTATTTGTTGATGGATTATTAATTGACCAAGCATTATATACATATCATGATAATATTTTAACATTTACTACAGGTTTAACTGTTGGTAAAAAAGTTGTTATTGCTAATGGTAATATTTTAGGTTCTGACATATATACTGCACAAAATGTAGATGATTTACTTGATTTAAAACGTGATGTTTTGGATAGTTATAGTATATCTGATATTGATGATTTTCTAGATCTTAAAGCAAATATATTATATGTTGATGGATTATTTGATGATATGGATACACTTAAAGCTGATAAAGCAACAACAATTGCTGGATATAGTATAAGTGATGCATATACAAAAGCTCAAATTGATACGTCATTAGCAACTAAATTAAATATTGCAGATTTTACAGATTTAGCCATTTTAAATAAAATTAAAAATGTTGATGGTGCTGGATCTGGTTTAGATGCAGATACTTTAGATGGATATGACGCTACAAGATTTATTAAAAACGATATAGCTAATTCAAAGTTTTATGATTTTGAAATATTAAGTGTTGATGATATATATGCGGAAGAATTAATTTATAATAATAGAATTATGTTTGATGTACAATCTTCAACTCCAAAAATAACTATTAGAAAATATGATGAATTACAAGATTTTGAAGAAGCTTTAGTTTACACAGATAAAAATACTTCAAATGTAATGATAATCAGAGAAGGTTATTTTAAAGGTGTTTGGGAACCAACATTAAACATTACATTCGGAATAAACAATTGGAATGAATATAATTGGACGGTTTCTGTTACTCCAACAGTAATAGGTTTTGAACATGATTACAATGCTACATTAAACCACACGCCATTTTCTGGATTTGATACAGATAATATTTGGGATCAAGATGATTCAGAATACCATTATGCGTATATTCAGAATAACGTTGTTAGATTAGAATCTATACATAGAATTGGAAATTCAGTAGTCGATATTCCTGCTAGATATCATTTAATCGGTGTACTAAAATCTTTTAGTTCTTATGCACAAGTCAACCAAATTTAAGGAGAATAAATGTCTTATGATTTAAAACCAATATACCATTTTGATAATTTAACTAGTACCGGAATTAATAAAGTACCACTTAATAGATTCATCGTAGTTGAAGCTGCTCCTGGCGCAGCTCAATGGTATATAAAAATAGAAGTTGATGGCTTAACAGATACTTCTACTATTTCTGATGCAATAGCAGCAGGAGTACTTCGTGCGCCATTAGATGAAAAAAGAAATGTATCAGATTCATATACAAAAGCTGAAATGGATGCAGAGTTTTCATTAAAGATGAATGTAGGTGAAACATTATCTGCAACAGAAATAGAAGCACTAATAACACTTAAACGAGATATTTCTGATAGTTATAGTCAAGATGAAGTAGATACTGCGTTATTAGTTAAACGAGATATTTCAGATAGCTATAATATATCTGAAGTAAACACACTTTTAGGATCGAAATATGATATTTCCGATGCTGTTATTGCGTTAAATGCTAAATTGAATATTAATGATGCTTATGATTCAACAGAAATTGATGATTTATTAACTTATAAACAAGATGCATTTGTACCTGCACCATTGTCTTCAGTAGGTGTAGATGGTGATACAATTGGTCAAATAGCTATTTCATCTGATTACATATATTACTGTACTGCTACATATACTGATGGTTTATCAGATATCTGGGCAAGAACTCCTCTAACACTTGAAACTTGGTAATTATACCAAGTTCTAGGACTCATTTAATATTAGTTTAAACTTATTATGATATAATAACATAATTAAAATATTATCGTATATTAATAATTTTGGCATTGATAAATATCTTTACCAAAATTAACTAATATTATTATATAATATTTTATCTAAACCTTAAAGGATATGAATGAGTCTTAACTCTACAAAAATTCTAAACACTACAAATCTGATAACTGATAAAAACAAAGAAAAAATCTTCTTTGGTGAATATTCAGGCTTTCAAAGATATGATAACCCAAAATACAAATTCGCTGTTATACAAGAAGAGAAACAAAGAAATTCTTTCTGGAACCCTAATGAAATATCAATGACAAATGATGCTCAAAAATTCTTTGAGTTACCTGAATTTGCTCAAGAAGTAATGATAAGAATTTGGTTATTTCAAACACTAATGGATAGTGGACAAAACAAAGGTCTTGAAGAAGTTATTGCTTCTTTATGTACAAATCCTGAATTTGAAGCAATGTTTAAAACATGGGGATATTTTGAATTAATTCATTCATTATCATATTCTCATTTACTTAGAGGTATTTTCTCTGATGCAACTATTGTATTTGATAAATTAAAAGATTATCCTGAAATTCAAAAAAGAATTGATAAAGAAATTGATTTATATACAAGAGTAAAAGATATTGATTCTTTAGATTCACTTGATGATAAAAAGAAATTAATTCTAGAAATGCTTGTAAATATTTTTGCTCTTGAAGGTATTAAATTCTACATTTCATTTTTAGTTACATATGTTATTAACAATGCTTATGGAAATAAAATTCAAGGTGCTACAAGAATTATTAAATTAATTAATTTTGATGAAGATATTCATACTGCTATGGGTAATGGAACACTTAATATTCTTAAAAAAGAACCAACTGAAGGTTTCAAAGAATTAATGGAATCTCAATGGTATAAAGATATGGTTAAAGAAACATTACTTCAAGTTTATACTGATGAATTAGAATGGTCAGATTATCTATTAAGTCTTGGAGATGTTCCAACATTAACTAAACCAGTAGTTGAACAATTCTTAAAATATTATGTAGATTTAAGAAGTTCTCAACTTGGTATGGATAAAATTTATAATCAAGAAAAAACAGATGTTGTTCAATGGTTTGAGTCATATAAAGATATGAATCTAGACAATATTGCTGCACAAGAATCAGATATGGCTATCTATTCAATCGGTATTATGAAAAATGATATTCCTGACGGAAAATTAGAGTTAGATTTTTAGATGTTCCATTACGTGTATAGAATAACCAACACTGTTCTAAATAAACACTATTATGGTGTTAGGACATCAAAGATAGACCCAAAATTAGATTTAGGTTTTAAATATTTTAGTTCTTCAAGTGATAAAGAATTTATTCAAATTCAAAAAGAAAATCCACAAGACTATAAATATAAAATAATTAAAATATTTAACTCTAGAGTAGAAGCAGCTGAATTAGAGATTTTTCTACATAAGAAATTTAATGTTGTAGTTAACGAGTCTTTCTATAATAAAGCAAATTCAACATCCTCTGGTTGGGATACTACTGGCACAATTCTTTCCAATGAACATAGAGAAAAATTATCAATGGCAAAAATAGGTACAAGTCGTACCAACGAGACAAAACTAAAAATATCTAATTCAACAAAAGGTATACCTAAACCACCCTTTTCACACGAACATAGAGAAAAATTATCAATGGCAAAAAAAGGTAAACCTTCCAATCAGCTAGGTATAAGTCGTACCAATGAGACAAAACTAAAAATGTCAAACGCACAAAAAGGTGTACCAAAAGAACAAGTTGAATGTCCATATTGTGGTAAAATTGGTGGAAAGCCAATTATGGGAAGATACCATTTTGAAAACTGTAAATTAAAGGAAAATGATGAGTAAAGCAAAAAGATGGAAAAGATTATCGCTAAATGATTTATCAATAGCGGTAACAGGTAAAGAGAAAATTAATATTTCTAATCATGATATAATGAGTGCTAATAAAATAACAATTATTAAAAGGGATGGAAGAAAAGAACCTTTTAATCCTGGTAAATTGAAAAAAATGGCACTTTGGGCATGTGAAAATAATGAATATATGACTGAAGAACTTATCAGAGATACTGAAATTAAGTTACATAAAGAAATTAAAATTACTGATATGTATCAGCAATTAATTATTACTGCAGTTAATAAAATTAGTATGCTTCAACCAATATGGGAAGATGTTTCTGCTAAATTACAACTTATGAGTATATATAAAGAAACATATAATATTTCAAAAGAAAATGAATATCCAAGTTTATTAGATGTGCTTCTTAAAGGTGTTGAACATAAAATTTATGATAAGAAAACAATAGCAAAATATACATTAGCTGAACTCGAAGAATTAAATTTAGCAATAGATCCTAAAAGAGATATTCTTTTCAATTATAAAGGATTAGTAACATTCTTTGACAAGTATTGTTTAAATTATACAAAAACTAAAAAACTTGAATTACCACAACATGCTTACATGAGAGTTGCTATGGCACTAATGGTAAATGAAACAGATAAAGTTAAAAGAGTTAAAGAACTATATAATGCTATTTCACAACATCAATATACAGTTGCTACACCAATTATTTTAAATGCTTTAACACCTGGTCAACAATTAAGTTCTTGTGTGTTGAATACATTAAATGATGATAGTCATAGTATATTAGATACTGGTAAAAATTTAGGAATTTATTCTAAATTCAAAGGTGGAACTGCTTTAGATATTTCATCTATGAGAGCAAAAGGTTCTTATATTGAAGGAACACAGGGTTATTCAAGTGGACCAATTCCATTTATGAAATTCTTTGAAAGCATTATGAAAGCTTGGAATCAAGGTGGTAAAAGACCTGGAGCATTAGCAATATATTTTAACTGGTGGCATTTAGATGCATATGATGTATTATCATTAAAATCAAACGGTGGAACAGATGAAAATAGAGCAAGAGGACTTCAATATGCTGTTAAATTAAATCAGTACTTTTTAGATGCTGTTATTAATGATGAAGAAGTTACTTTAGTAGATCCAAAAGATGCTTCTGAATTAGTAGGTAAATTTGGAAAAGAATTTAATTTGTTATATACAAATTATATTAATAGAACGAATATAAGAAAGAAAAAAGTTAAAGCAAGAGAACTTTGGGAAAAAATAATGAAAGAACGTTCTGAAACTGGTAACATTTATTTGTACCATGAAGAAAACGTTAATGAAAGTACATTATTAAACAGATATATTGGTTCAAGTAATTTATGTACTGAAATAGTACTTCCAAGTAGAGCTAGTTCACAAACATCTGAAGAATTGATTAAACTTGAAAATGGTGATTATGAAATTGTTAAAAGATATAAAGCTGGCGAAATTGCCTTATGTAATTTGAGTTCAGTAAACCTCGAAAGATGGTATTATATGAAAACAGATGAAAAATGGGAATTGATTAGAACTTTAGTAAGAGGATTAGATAATACAGTTGATGTAGCAAATTATCCTGTTAAAGAAGGAAAACATAGTAATCTTATGTATAGATATCTTGGTATTGGTGTTTTAAATTATGCTAACTATTTAGCATTGAATAAAATTGTTATTGATACTCAA